CAGGACGCGCTTATTCGTGAAGCTGACAGCATCTTTGACGCATTCCCCGAAGCGTTCGACCACTGGGCATTCAACCTGCACCCCGAAGAAATGTTGAACACGTTCGACCTGAAATCCGGAAAGGCGGTGCAGTGATGATTAAGTTTGCCATTTTGAACAGATTCTCTGGAAACGTCCAGTTCACGGCAGAAATTGACTGCGCAGAAAGCGCAAGTAAATCGCTCAAGATTGGGCTGGCCGTAAGGTGGGGTATTGCAAACGATGCCGACCTGCGCGATGCCAACCTGAGCGGTGCCAACATGCGCGATGCCAACCTGCGCGGTGCCGACCTACGCGGTGCCAACCTGATCGATGCCGACCTGCGCGATGCCAACCTGATCGATGCCGACCTGAGCGGTGCCGACCTGCGCGATGCCAACCTGATCGATGCCGACCTGTACCGTGCCAACCTGATCGATGCCGACCTGCACCGTGCCAACCTGAGCGGTGCCAACATGCGCGATGCCAACCTGCGCGGTGCCGACCTGCGCGGTGCCAACCTGAGCGGTGCCAACCTGAGCGGTGCCAACATGCGCGATGCCAACCTGATCGATGCACCCTTCAAAATAGAAGGCATTCACAGCAAAGTATATGAAGCGGCGGCACAGCCCGGTGCATTAGATATGAGCACGTGGCACTGCGGGACAACCCACTGTCGCGCTGGATGGGTGGTTGAGTTGGCTGGAGGCGCGGGGAAGGCACTTGAGTGGGCTATGGGGACGCCCGCCGCCGCTGCAATGATCTACCTCGCCAGCGACCCAAAAATAGAAAAGATGCCGGATTTCTACTGCGACAATGCAACGGCACTGGCGGACATGAAGCGCTTGGCCGACGCAGAGGTGGCAGCATGACCAACACATTCAAAGTAGGTGACACTGGCAAGACGCGGAAGGGGCATGATTATCGCGTGCTTGCGACTGATGCAGAGGGCAATTTCCCCGTAGTTGCAAACGTCCGCGAAGATGGCAAGTGGGGGGTGGTTATGTTCTCCTCAAAAGGAGAGTGGCGGGGTGGATGGAATCCCGATTTTAACCTCATGCCCCCCAAGGCAGCCCGAACCGTATGGGTTCCGTTACTTAAGGATAGCTCTGGCGTCATTTTCGCGGGCTGCAACTACGATACACGCGCAGAGGCCCTGAGCCAGCCTGAATATCAAATCATCGGACTAGCCGGTCCAATTACCATCACCGAGGGCGAGGGGGTGGGCGAATGACCTACACAGACCAAGCCATGACAGACCTCATTGCAGGCGGTCTTGCGCAAGCAATTGAGGAACTAACCGAAACAATGGGTGAGCTAAAAGACGAGAACGAGCGTCTGAAAATCGCCGGTCACATTCTGGATTTTCGCCAAGTCTGGAAAGCAATGATGGCGGAAACGCCAGTCACACACACAACGACAGAGGTGGTCACATGGTCCGCGTAATCGCAGGCGAGGCAGTAGGTCTTCTAAGCATCATTGCCATGGTCGTTATTGCGCTTTGGCTTCCATACCTATCAGCGGCCCCGGATGTACATGAAATCAAGTATGAGGTGAGGAAATGACGGGACTTAAAAAGAAGACAATCAAGTCCATTCTCCGCAACAAGATCAACGCTTGGCTGGAAACAATCAAGGACGATGCCCTGCGGGATGTTTGCAAAAAGGAGGTTATTGTTACAGGTGGATGTATTGCCTCGATGTTGCTGGGTGAAGATGTCAACGACTTTGATGTATACTTTCGCACCAAGGAAACCGTTCGAAAAATTGCCGATTATTACGTCAAGGAATTCCTTGAGGCTCGCAAAGCTCGGGGTGGCGTCGATATACCGATTTACGTTGAGGATCTTATCGACGTAAGCGGCAAAGACCGCGTTCGCATTGTGGTCAAGTCAGCGGGCGTTGATGGCGACACGGGCGATAGCGACTACCAATATTTTGAAAATGGCAACGACCACGACGCTGGCGAGTACATTCGCGAAGCTTTCGACCCACTGGATTCCGTTACTGAATTGCCAGCGCAGGTCGCAGAAGAACGACCGCCATATTCTCCAGCGTTTCTAAGTTCGAACGCCATCAGTTTGCGGGGGAAGGTCCAGTTGATTTTGCGGTTCTATGGAGCCCCGGATGAAATCCACGAGAATTACGACTTTGCTCATTGCATGAATTTCTGGGAAAGCGGCCAAAGTAAACTGACATTGCGGCCCGAAGCACTTGAGGCGCTGTTAAGCCGGACCCTCGTTTACAAAGGGTCAAAATACCCGCTTTGCTCTGTTATTCGGTCCCGCAAATTCATTGAGCGCGGATGGCGAATAAACGCGGGTCAATATCTGAAAATGGCCATGCAAATCAGTAATTTGGAAATGGCGCGTCATGATGTTCTTGAGGAACAATTGACCGGCGTTGACGTCGCCTATTTCGCAGAGGTGATTGAGAAAATCAAAGCGAAAGACCCCGAGAAGGTCGACGCCGCTTATCTCACCGAAATCATAGACCGGATGTTTTGATTATGAACCAGATTATCGACATAGGCCACAACAACCCGCCCGATCCTATTGATGAAGCAGTCGCGCCATTCAGTGACTTTATCACTGAAGCTGAGAATTGGCTTGATGGCGGCAAGGTTGAAGATGAAGCGCAAATGAAGGCCGTTGACGCGCTCACCAAGCAAATCAAGGCGGCACTCAAGGCCGCAACTGACGGCGAAAAGTCCGCCGCCGCTCCACTGCACGATGCGTGGAAGGCAGAAAAAGCCCGATGGAAGCCCACGATTGAAGATTTAACCCTTATCCGAAATGGGCTGGTTGATGCGGTTGCATCATTCAAGAAAAAGCTTGCCGACCAGAAGGCCGCAGAACAACGCGAAGCATGGAACGCCGCCGAAAAGGCCCGCCGTGAGGCAGAAGTAAGAGTTGCCCGTGCCGCTGAGACGGACATCGAGGCGCAGCGTGAAGCCCGTGAAGCGCAACAGGCCGCTATGGATGCCGAGATTGCCGCAAAGGTGATGGCAAAGGATACCGTCAAGGGTATGCGAAAGGTCACAAAGTACGAAATCACCGATATGCGTGAAGCGCTCCACTGGATTGCCCGCAACGACAAGGCGTCTGTTGAGGAGTTCGTAACTGAGTACGTTCGACGGAACCATAAGACATCGGCAATCGCTGGTGTCCGGGTCTGGACAGAGAAGGAGGCATTTTGATGAATTACGTTGAGATATATGCGTCAGCAACAAATCAAAGGTGGGCGGATGGCCTACACTTGATTCCCGAGCATATGGTTGATGGTCTTGTTAGATACATCGTTCAGGGAGTCCCGCCGGGAAGCTTTTTGACGGCGGTATTGTCTGGTGATCTATTCGAAGCATTGAGGCGGGCTGACGACATCAATCAAAGCGCCCTGGTGGGATATGCGCGCTTCTTGACTAATTACGCGCCAATCGGCTCCTACGGGTCTCCCGGCTCTGTAACGGAGTGGATTAAATCAGGTGGCATTGATGGTATGAATAACCGACCCGAAACATCCACTAAAGGGAAGGTATAGGCGGGCAAGGCTGTGGATGATTGAGCCGATAGCCCTGCGCAACAGGTTACGCCCGCCACATGGAGGAATAAACGATGGACTGGAATAAAACAACTGTTCTGCTGATCGAGCCGCTTAAAATTGAGAACGTAGTTAAGCCGACTGGAAACTACGGCCCCAAGGGCGACTACATTGAAGGTTGGCACGCAATCAATGAGGCTAACAGAATATTTGGCTTTGGTGGCTGGTCATACACCACCGACCTGAAATTCGTGTCTGATCTTGTGAATAGCAATGGAAACCACGAAATTGGCTATATTTGCAAGTGCCGGCTGACTGTCGATGGCGTGACGCGCGAAGACGTTGGCTATGGATCAGGCGCGGCAAAAAAAGCTGGCGATGCCCATGAGGGAGCGGTTAAAGAGGCGGTCACAGACGCCCTAAAACGCGCCCTTCGGACATTCGGCAATCAGTTTGGCTTGGCACTGTATGACAAGAAACAAGCAAACGTTTCTGCGCCTGAGTTACACAAGCCAGACTTCGCGGCTATACGTGACCGCCTGAAATTAAAGATTTCCGTGTGCAAAACCGTGGAGCAACTTCAAGCGCTATGGGAAAATGATAACCACCAATTCGCAGCACTGTCTGATGGCGATGAACCTAAATATAAAGAAGTAAGAAGCGAATTTTCGCGGCGCGGTAAGGCGATCAAGACCAGGGTAACTGATGGGTCACTTGATGAGGCACTGTCCCCGGGAGGACCTGATGAGATCGATAGGGATAACATGTACCAATGAGAGGTCAAACAATCATATTGCGCGGCCCTTCGCAAAGGTTGCTCGCCAAGGGTATGGTCGATAACGCGCCACTTGACGCCGTTGTGAATGTCAAAATGATGACACGTACCAACGAACAAAACGCAAAAATGTGGGCCATGATAAGCGATGTTATGCGCGCGCAACCAGAGGGCCGGAGGTGGATAGGCGAAACGTGGAAATGCGCGTTCATGCACCACTTGGGATGGCAGGTTCAATTCTGCCCTAGCTTGGAAGGTAACGACCCCTTTCCAGTTGGCTATGGTACCTCACGTTTGAACAAGTCGCAAATGAGCGACCTTATTGAATGTATCTATGAATACAGCTCGCGCCATGATGTGCGCTGGTCTGAACCACACCCTGATTTGGAGGCCGTATAATGGCTGGCAGCGTTAACAAAGTAATCATCATTGGTAATCTTGGGAAGGACCCGGAGGTTCGGACATTCCAAACGGGCGGCAAGGTCTGCACCATGACCGTTGCGACGTCCGAAAACTGGCGCGACAAAAACTCTGGCGAAAAACGCGAACGGACAGAATGGCACCGCGTGGCGATCTTTTC